GATTGAGCCGCTCGCGTTTCAGTTGATGCGGGTCACCCTCACCCTTCCGGCGCTACGCGCCTCCCTCCCTCTCCCGGCGGGAGAGGGAAAGGAGCCGCCGAAGGCGGCGGGAAGGTGAGGGCGACGGGACCGGAGGATGGCTGATGGGCTGGTGGCTGGCGAAGCGGCGGACGGTTCAGGCGGTGGACGTGATGACGCGGTTCGATCCCGTCCATTGGACGGTGAACTTTCCGCGGCCGATGATGGCGGCGGTGACCACGCCTGCGCATGACACGATGCGGGTGGATGCGGTCTTCTACGCCCGTGACGATCTGGCCGGATTGATCTGGGAGGCGGAGGATCGGTTCGATCATCCCTTGCTGGCCTATGAGACGTCGCGCGACTTTCGGGATTGCCGGCTGGCGTTCCGGTGGCGATCGGGCGGGGTCAAGCCGCTGGACGCGGTGCATGGCCCGACGCTGACGATCGAGGGGCGCGATGCCGGGGGGACTGCGCGCGCCTGGTACGTACGGTTGTGGAATTACGCGGTGGGAACGCCGGAGGACGCGCACGTCGATCTCGACTTCGGAGCGCTCGATGGCGGGTTCCTGCTGCCGGGCGAGGCCGATCCGGTGTGGGCGGGGGACGTCGACCGGATGTTCATCTCGCTGGTCGCACCGGGTTACGACGCGACGGATGCGCTGCTGACGGCGCCGGCCGAGGGGTGGGTCGAACTGACCGGCGTCACCTGCACCGGGGCGGGATCGGTGATCGGATGCGGCGACGTGGTGGTGCCCGAACACGGGCTGGGCATCGCGAGCGGCTATGACGACAGTTACAATCTCACGCCCGCGCGGTTGCTGCGGAACGCGCTGCACCTGGGGTATCGGGGCACGCTGATCCACTATGTCGGGATGAGCCATTACTTCCGGCTGGAGGCGAGCGGCGGCAGTTTGTATGCCAGCCTGGCGGGCGGTGTGCTCAACGTCGCGTGCGCAGCGTGGCACAGGGATTTCGCGGGCCGGGCGCGGGCGCTGGGGTACGATCTGATCTGGTCGCTGAGCTATGAGCTGTTCGATGCGCATTGCTGGGGCGATTGGAAGCAGCGGGCGGCGGATGGTTCGCCGGCGCTGACCGGGTGGGTGCCGCCGTCGACCCTGCTGTCGCCAGCGCACCAGGGGGCGATGGCCTATCTGCAGGCGGTCGCGGCGGCGTTCTTGGGCGTTGGCGCGGCGGCGGGGTTGGCGCCAAAGTTTCAGGTCGGCGAGCCGTGGTGGTGGACGATGCCCGATGGCCGGCCGTGCCTTTACGACGCGGCGGCGGTGGCGGCGTTCGCGCCGGTGGCGATCCCGACGTTGCGCGGGGCGCTGGATGCGGCGCAGCGGGCGACGCTGGACCGCGCGGGGGCGTGCCTGGCGGCGTCCACCGGGGCGCTGTGTGCTGCGGTGCGGGTCGCAGCGCCGGGATGCGTGACGCACCTGCTGACGTATCTGCCGACGGTGCTGGATGCCGCGGCGCCCGAGGCCAAGCGTGCCAACATGCCGGTGGGCTGGGCGCGGCCGGCCTTCGATATAGTGCAGCTGGAGGATTACGACTGGGTGACCGCGGGCGCGACCGCGGACAGCGCACGCGGGGTCGCGGCGGCGCAGGCGCGGCTGGGCTATCCGCCGGGGGCGCAGCATTATCTTTCGGGCTTCGTGCTGCGCCCCGAGGACGCGCTGCAATGGAGCGCGATCGACGCCGCCGCGGAGGTGGCGCGGGCGCGCGGGGTGGCGGCGGTGGTGCTGTGGGCGCTGCCGCAGGTGATGCGCGACGGCTTCGTGCATTTCGATACCGGGGAGGAGCAAGCGATGGCGTTCGACGACGTGCAGTTTCCGCTGGCGATCGGCGCGCAGGCGGAGGTGGCGCCGACCTTTTCGACCGCGATCGTGACGGCGGCGGGCGGTGCCGAGCAGCGTAACGCCGCATGGGGGCAGGCGCGGACCTTCTACGATGTCGGGCCGGGGGTGCGATCGGAGGCTGACATCGCCGCGTTGCTGGCGTTCTTTCGCGCGCGCATGGGGCCGGCGCGCGGATTTCGGCTGCGCGATCCGTTCGACCGCGAGGCGGTGGGCGAGGCGATCGGCACCGGTGACGGCGTGCAGCGGCGGTTCGCGCTGGTGAAACATTATGGCGCGCAACGACGGCGGATCACCCGGCCGGTCGCGGGGAGCGTGGCCGTGAAGGTCGCAGGGGTGGCGACGCAGGGCTTCGCGATGGAGGCGGGCGGCTGGGTGGTGCTCGACGTGGCGCCGCCCGCGGGCGCGGCGGTGACCGCGGGGTTCGCCTTCGACGTGCCGGTGCGCTTTGCCGAGGACCGGCTGGCGGTGACCGCGGCGAGCTGGCGCGCGGGGGAGGCGGCGTCTGTGCCGCTGGTCGAGGTGCGGGAATAGCGGCTTGGCTTGTCCTCCCCGAGCTTTGCTCGGGGAGGGGGACCGCCGCCGCAGGCGGTGGTGGAGGGGTGGTGCGAAGCACCGGCTGCGCCGGCCCCTCCACCCCGTCGCTGACGCGACGCGGTCCCCCTCCCCAAGCGAGCTTGGGGAGGACTGAAGAAGGGGATGGACGATGGGTGAACTGACGCACTGGGTGCTGTGTTGGCGGATCGAGCGGCGGGATGGGGTAACGATCGGGCTGACCGCGCATGATCGCGATCTCGTCATCGACGGGCTGGTCCATCGCGCCGCGCCGGGGATGGTGCCGTCGGCGGTGGTGCGATCCGACGGGCTGGAGGCGGATACGATGGACGTGTCCGGCGCCTTCACCGCGGAGGCGATCGGGGAGGGCGACCTGATCGCCGGACGCTGGGACGGGGCGCGGGTGGCGGTGTTCGCGGTGGACTGGCGCGAGTCCGCTATCCGGGTGGACCTGGGCCAGGGAACGATCGGCGCGGTGGAGACCGGGGAGGACGGGTTCACCGCCGAACTGCTCGGGGTGACCGCGGCGCTGGATCGGCCGGTCGTCGAGGAGACCTCGCCCGAATGTCGCGCCGAACTGGGCGATGCACGGTGCCGGGTGGCGGTGGCCGGGCGCAGGCGGTTCCTGAACGTGGTGGGCGTGGACGGCGCGGTCGTCACGCTGGATGCGGCCGAGCCGATCGCGAACGGCTATGGCGGCGGGCGGTTGCGGTGGTTCGGCGGAGCCAATTGCGGGATGGAGGCGGCGATCGCCGTATCCGCGGGCGCGACGGTGACGTTGCGGGCAGAGCCTGCCTTCGCGGTCGCGGCGGGCACGCGCGTTGCGGTGATCGAGGGGTGCGACAAGAGCATCGCCACCTGCGCGGCGCGGTTCCAGAACGCGGCGAACTTTCGCGGCGAGCCGTATCTTCCGGGCGTCGACCTGCTGACCCGGTATCCGGGCGCATGACGGCCGGCGAGCGCGTCGCGGCGGCGGCGCGGGAGATGCTGGGGGTGCGCTTTCGACCGCAGGGGCGCGGGCGCGAGGGGGTGGATTGCGTCGGGCTGGTCGCGGTGGCGATCAGGGCGGGCGGCTATGGGGGAGACGTGCCGCGAGGGTATCCGCTGCGGGGTGGCAATCCCGCGAAGGTGGCGGGGGTGCTCGATGCAGTTCTCGGGCGCTGCGACGGCGCGGCTGTGGGCGATGTGCTGCTGTGCGCCTCCGGGCCGGGGCAGATGCACCTGGCCATCCGCGTCGACGGCGGAATGGTCCACGCCGATGCGGGGCTGGGGCGGGTGGTCGAGCGGCCGGGCGCCGTGCCCTGGCCGATCATCGGCGCGTGGCGTGTGGCGGAGGGGGAAATGACATGGCGACGCTGATCCTGACTGCGGCGGGGACCGCGCTGGGCGGGCCGGTGGGTGGCGCGATCGGCGCGCTGCTGGGGCAGAGCGTCGACCGGGCGGTGATCGGCGGCGGCGCGCGGCGGCAGGGGCCGCGGCTGACCGAGCTGGCGGTGCAGACGTCGTCCTATGGCACGCAAATCCCCAAGCTGTTCGGGACGATGCGGGTGGCGGGCACGGTGATCTGGGCGACCGACCTGATCGAGACGCGCAGCACGAGCGGGGGCAAGGGACAGGCGAAAAGCACGAATTATGCCTATGCGGCCAATTTCGCGGTGCTGCTGTCGGCGCGACCGATCCGCGACGTGGCGCGCATCTGGGCCGATGGCAGGCTGCTCCGCGGTTTGGCGGGGGATTTCAAGGTGCGCACCGGGTTCCGCGTCCATCGGGGGCGCGAGGACCAGGCGGTCGACCCGCTGATCGCCTCTGCGGAGGGCACTGGCGCGACTCCGGCGCACCGCGGCGCGGCCTATGTGGTTTTCGAAGGGCTGGAGCTGGCCGAATTCGGCAACCGTATTCCGTCGCTGACCTTCGAAATCGTCGCGGACGCGGGCGCGGTGACGAGCGGCGCGGTGGCGCGGGCACTGGCCGACGAGGTGATCGCGGCCGACGACGGGCTGACGCTCGGCGGGTTCGCGGCGGCGGGGGGCAGCGTGCGCGCGGTGCTGGAGACGTGTGCGCAGGCGAGCGGGGCGTGGTTTGCGGTAGCGGGCGAGGGGCTGGCGTTCCGCACCATCGGCGCGGCAACGCGGACGATCGCGGATGCGGGGTTTGGCGGCGGGACGGGCGTGCGCACGGTGGCGGCACCGCGCGTTGCGCCGGGCGCGGTGGCGGTGACGCATTACGAGGCGGCGCGCGACTATCAGTCGGGGTTGCAGCGCGCGCGGCGGCCCGGGGGCGGCGTGCGCGAGGATCGGATCGAGGTGCCGGCGGTGATCGACGCCGCAACCGCCAAGGCGGTGGCCCAGGCGATGCTCGCGCGCGGCGAAGCGGAGCGGGTGCGGCGGAGCGTGGCGGCGGGGCTGGAGGCGATCGACGTCGTGCCGGGGACGATCGTGGCGATTGCGGGCGAGACGGGACGCTGGCGCGTGGCGCAGGCGACGCTGGAAGGCATGGCGGTGAAGCTGGACCTG